TTATTCTTCTTTATCTTCTTCTTTTAATTGTTCAAGAGCTTTTTTCAATTTTTTAGGAATTGGTACTCCTACCTTTGCAGCATTTTCTGTTATACTTAATAGTTCTGTTGCACAGTAGAACATACCTACCAGTGTTCTAAATCCCAAATCTGGTACTAATCTATGCATAAGACTCGCCCCACATAAAATGATCATTATTAAAAGTTTCTTTTTTAAGCCTTTGAAAGCTCTTTGAGAGTTTAACTTTTTTTCTTTATACCCAACCCAGAGTCCTGTTAAAAAATCTAAAACTATTAAAGCTAATAAAACTTTTGCTAATAAATCAAAACCACCAATAAGCCAAACAATAAGACTTATCCAGCTTGTCCATATTAAAGCTAGATAATATTTTGCCATAACTATCACTGTATCCTCTCCCTATTTAAAAATATACTCTGTGTATGGTGCTTCGATAACCTTTTTTCTTATAAATTTCTTTTTGGTTACTTTTTCAACTCTTACTGTTTTATTTTTTAATGTTTCTTCTAATTCCTCTGGAGGAGTATATTCAGCTTTTAAAGGAAGAGGAACTATAATAGTTCCAGGATCCTTTTTTACTTCTCTATTGTTACAACTTATAAATGATAACACTATTAATAATAGAAAAATTATTTTTTTCATTCTTCATCCTCCTTGTTATTTTTCCCTTTAAAGTATTCTCCAATATTCTTTTTACCCCATAAACCTGCTCCAAACATTCCACAGCACATTATTAAAAATGTAGGTACATTTACTTCAAAGAATATATATCTTTTCTCTAATATAAAAGCTAAGATTGATAATATAAGACCCCAAGCACACCAAGCACATCCTATCCAAACACATAATGGAAAAGTGATAGGTATTATTCTTTCAAATAATTTTTGCTTAGTTTTAGCATCTTCAATATCTAATCTTCTTAATTCTTTTTCAAGTTCAGCTTGTGCATTTTTATCAGGAACAAACTTATTTACTATTTCTAATGTTTTATCTAATATTGCCATGTTATCCCCCTTACATTTCTTTAATGAAATCAACAAATAAATTTACAACATCACTTTCCACAGAAAATTTTAAAGATTCTTCATTATTGCTACCAAAGAAAGGTTCTACTAGAATGTAAGTGTCTTTGCTCTTGCATATTCCATAAGCACCTCTTGTTTTACTATCTTGCACAAGGATTAAACCTCTTGTAGTTTCTTTCTTTTCTACTGTTTTTTCTTTTCCATTAACAACTTCAGTTTCTTTTAAAATATTTTCTTTGGTTCTTATTTTACTGCCAAATTTATTTTGTAACCTAGCCATAAAATTTGTTGCTAACTCTTTAGCTTTATTATTTTTATAATAAACCAAACATTCACAGCCATTTGCTTGTTCACTTTCAGCAGCATTGAAATGAAGTTCTATACAAAATTTATAATCATTCTTATTCAATTCCTCTAAAACTTTAAACATTTCTCTTGTGTAATATTCGTTTGGTTCTCTTTCATAGATATCAACCAATTCAGGGATTATCCCTTTTATTTTTTCTGCTATTCTTTTCCAATAATCATATTCTCTCCCTAGTATTTGAGAGTATGCTCCTTTTGCTCTTTTATTATGCCCTATAATTAATGCTACTTTCATTCTTTACCTCCTACTTTTTTCATAACTAAATTATGTAATTCATTTATTTTATTTTTAAATTCTTCTTTTGTTAAATTTTTAGGTTCAACCTCTGTTTTAAAATAATGTTCAGTATTAAATATAGATTGAATAAACATTGTTCCTGAAAACATCATATCTTCAAAATCTTCAATTGACATTGTTATCTCAAAATTATCATGAAAATACCATGTAGATTTAAAATTTTTATTGAATTTCTTTTTTAAAATTTCTAACGATTTTATAGCAATTTCCATATATATTAAGTCTTTTATTCTAAGTCTTTGCCTATGTCCTTGATAATCAAATCCATATTCTAATGCTTCAGCTTTTAATGTATCAACTAATTGAAAATAATCTTCTTTCTCTTTTTCAGAGTCATATTCCCATATACCTTTTTCTCTATTCCAAATTAAATATTTTTCATTTTTTTCAGGTTTTGGAACTTTTATAAGTTTTTTATCTCTTATTATTTCTCCAGGTTCTAATTGGATCTCTATTCCTTCTTCAATTAATTCTTCTTTACTCATCTCTCTTATAAAGTTTGTTGTATTGTCATAAGTTGGATATTTAAAAACTTCATCTTTAACAATTACATAGTCCTCTTTGTTCAACTCTGGATAATCTAAAAATAAATTATTCCCCATAAATTGTTTTACCTCTTCTGCAGTTAAATTAACTGTAAATTTAACTTTTGCTATTTTCTCTTTTGTATATATGTAGAACATAATTTTCTCCTTTCAATTTTGAATAGATTTTCAAATTTATTCAAATTTTTATGATTAAAAATGTATTTTTGAGAGCTTTTTATATAAAATTCTTAGATTTTATATTTAAGAAAAATTATAAAAATATGCTCAAAACTACAAAATTAAACCTTAAATTCTTTATAAATTTGAAAATCTCTATACTTTTTTATTAAAAAATACCTAATTTTTTTCTTGCTACTATAAGAGTATTTCTTATTTCAGTAGCACTTGTTTTTTGTATATAATGTTTACTTGTAACTCCACTGCTGCTATGATTTGCATAACTAGATGCAAGTCCTAATCCTGCCAAATTGTTTATTAAATTTATAGCCGTTTTTCTTAATGTGTGGGGATATAGATCCTTAATTTCTAATATTTTCCCTAGCTTCTTTATTCTCCCTCTAATTGCTCCTTGTGTCATTTGCTTATATTTTCCATTATACTTTGTAATAAATACCCATTCTGAATTAATTCCTTTTTCTTGTCTATAGTTAATCCATTCCTTAAGTAGTTCCTTACATTTATTAAAGAAAAAAGCATTTACTATATAACCTTCTTTTTCCTTAACATCTGTAAAATATCCATCTTCTAATCTTAATTGATCCAGTTTTAAACTCTGAATAGCACTAATCCGACAAGCACTGTCTAAAAACAATTCCCAAAGTATCCTATCCTGTAAATCATATTTTTTAGATTCAACTTGCATATATAAACGAACGGTCAGTATTTGCTCTGTTGTTAAAAAATAACTTTTTCTAATTTTGTCTTTTTCTGTAAACCTAAGCCTATCTAATTTACTATCAAAAGGGTGATACTTGATTTTATTTCTTCTGACACACCAAGCGTAAAAAGTACTAATTGATGTTGTTTTATTCATAATAGTTCTCTTGCTATTGCCTAAAACTCTACAATAATTTCTGTAACTTTCCATTATACTCGGCATTTCTAACAATGTATCTTTGCTAAGTAAAAGCCTATTTTTGTAAGTTTTTTGAAACCATACCAGGAATAATTTAAAGTTGTTGCAATATGTTTTATAAGTTGTTTCCCAAGTTTCCCAATTGCTACTCTTACAACTGTTTAAATACTCTAAATAAATCTCTACATTTTCCCTTTTTAAATTTTCTAAAACTTTTAATTCCATAATAAACCTCCTGTTTTTTATTAGGTTTATTATATTGCTTTTAAGTTCTTGGAAAATTTAAATAGTTTTGATATTCTATACTCCAAAACTGATGATTTTGGAAACTGGAAAGATTTAACTATAAGTTTAACAAAACCAACGGATGATACAAAATACTCTCATTATGTGATTTATACAGGGCAAGGAAATCAAATAACAAATTCTATATTAGTAACTTCAACTACTCATTTAGATTTATATTTTGACTGTTATCAATATTCTAATCCAGGAAGAGTTGGTGTAGCATTTGCAACATTTGTAAATTCTACTACTGTAAAACTTAAAATATTGGAAGGACAAGCATCTGGTGACGGAATAGTTAAAATCCTAGCTTTTAAAAAAGTTTAATTAATTATAGAAAACTTTGGTTGTAAAAATATTAAAGTCAGCTACATTTGAAACTATATTTCCATTTCTAATTGAAATTTTATGAGGCTGGTAGAAATACTTGCCTCTCTCATTTCCAATCGTATAAGTTAAAAAAGAGCCATTTAAAGTTAGATTGTTTCCTAAATTGTGTATAAAACCGCTAGCTCCAACCCTAAAATTTGATTTTACTAGTAGATATCCACTAACAATTAAGTTAGTGTCTACTAAATAATTTATAACAATTGTGAAATTAGAAGTATCTACTTCTATAACTTTGATTAGATTTTCCACTGTGGAAAATTTGTCAACTTTTAAAATTCAGGAATTTTTTTCAACCCCTACTGGTGTTAAATTCACTATATTTCAGTATGGTGACTTAATTCTTATAGCTGCATATACCAATTTAATAGAAACACTAAAATATGGAATTGAGTATAAATGTAATTTACCATTAAATTGTCACAATACAGCAACAGCTATAACTGGAAATAATGGAAGTAGTGGACAATTTACATTAGTTAATAATGTTTTAACAGTCCAGTCTACTGATAGTCAATTACCATTAAAAAATACATTTATGGGACAATTAACAACTTTTTTAAAATAAGATTTTAGTATATTCCATAAATACTAACTTTAATATAACCATTTTGGACAGCTTCACCAGTTAGTGTTATATTACCATTTGTATCAATTTGGACAGCATATTTTCCAAGGGTATGAAAATTATCATTATAGAAAAATCCAACAGCTGAGGTTGCTGTAAAAGTATATTTTTGATGACTTATTCCATTAAGATGAATGGAAATACTTATGTCTACAAGCCAAAATTTATAATTTTTTAATTCTGGAATATTTGTACTTTTAGTTATTTTAGTTGCTAATTCAACTGTATTTGTAAATAAATTTTCCACAGTGGAAAATTTAATCAAAGTGGATATAGGTATTACTGGAAACTATACTACACTTGGAAGTTATACTTATAATTTCCCAAAGAATTATAAACAAGTTCTAGGAGTTGCTATAAATGTATATAAGACTGGAACTGCAACTACTTTAGAAAATGTGTACTTAACTGGATTTAATAATTCAAGCTTTAGTTTTGTAAAAGATTGTATAGATAGCAGTAAAGCCAATACCATAAAAATAGCCTATACAGTTTTTTATATTTAAATTCTACCAATTAAAAGTACTGTAAAACCAGCATTTATATTAGCAACTTCAAATAATTGAGTTGTTGAATTATACCAGCCAATAACAGGTTGTTTATTCGTTGCATATAAATCGCCATTATTATCTTCAATAGTTACAAAAACTCCTTCTTTGAATTGAATAGGAGATTTTATAACAGTTTTAGCATAGTCATTAATAACTCCTATGTTCATTGAACACATCACAAAAGTTCCTATTTTTGTGATGTATGATGTACAATTACTTACATTAAACATTCCAGTAGTACCTGTTACTTTTTGATGACTGATTAGATTTTCCAATTTCTTACGATTTTGATAAATAGATAATTCTTCAAAATCTGCATTTGGAACACTTACTCTACTGGTTTGGCTTTTTAAACAATAATAAAATTTTTTGTTTCCTGGAAAATAATATATATTACCAGCCACTGATTCAGTTAGAGGAAATTTTCCATCTTCTTTTCCTACTGCTGCAACAACTCTATCTTCAATATCCTGTGCTGTTCCATTAAAATTACCTTTTTGAGTATAATTACTTTCTAAATAATCTTTTGTTATATACAAATCTTTTCCATCATTATGAACAAGAACAGAACCTGTATTAGATGATATTAGATTTATTTTCATCTCCATTCTATGAGGACCATCAACCTCTGGTGGAAGCCATGATGTTTCATCTCCATCATTCATATAAAAATATAGGACTTCTTGATCTTCATCTTGTACATAGATTCCAGTTTCTCTTGGAAAATATCCTTCAACTAACCCTACATTATCAATTATAGTTGTTAGAATTACGGCATCTTCTTTCTGTTCTTTATTTAAAATTGATTTTTCAACTTTTATATTTTTTATATCAACTAAATCAGCTGGATTTTCATGTTCAGAAAGTTTTCCATCACCAAATTTTATTTTTGTAAACTGAATTGGTTCTTCAGCAGCTTGTATTTTAGCAAGATATAATCTACCTTTTTTTGTTAAACCACTAAATTTCATTTAATAATCTCCTTTTTAATTTGTTTATAGCCACCATAAAAGATTTTTTTATATATTTCTTTATCTGTTCCTGCATTAACTTTCTTTCCTGTTATAAAAACTTCTTTATAACCAGCTATATAATATGTATACTCTTTCTTTTTTAACAAATACAGAGCTTCTAAGATACTTCTTACATTTTTATATTCTTTTATAAGCTCTACAACCCTTTTAAGCCAATCTTTATCTTTATTTTGATTTTCTGTAAATAGTCTAAATGTAAAAGGTTTTCCACCATATTCAAACCATTCTTTTATATCTATTTTATAATTCAATATTTTTAATTGAGATATAACAGCTTCTTTTGTACCTTTTTTTGAATGTATCCAATAAGCAGATTTTATTAGCTTTATTTTTATTTCTCTATCTAAACCACTATTGTAGTCATCTATGTTAAAATAATAAGCTACTTCATCAAGTATTCTATCTTCTAATAAATCAAGATTATAAATAAAAGCTAATTTATCAATATTATGGATAATATATTTTTTAAAAATATCCTCAAATTTTTTTGAAAGAGTTTTTAAATTTTTATACTTTTTTAAATTTTCAGGGAATATATCCTGGTAATTAACTTCCATTAATTTACTCATCTTCTTCTCCTTGATATTTAATATTTTTTTGACTTTCAATAGCTACTGTATCTCTTTCCAATTTAGTAAAAGTAGGACTTTCAATTTCAACCCTTTTTGCCCCAGCAGTAATTAAAAATTGAATTAATTTATTTGGATTTATATCTCTACCTAATTTTTCTTTTTGCCAAGCAATATACTCTTCTAATGCTAGTTCAACATTCTTTTTTATCAAATTTGGCATATTAGTTTTTTTAATCCAGTATTTAACATTAATGTTATAAGTGAACTGTTTTGGTTTTTCTATTTCAACTTTATCAGTTAAAGGTCTTACATCATCTTTTAGTTTTTCTTTAATTAAATCTAATATTTCAGAACTAGGTAATTCGCCATTTTTCATTAAAGGAATTATTTTAACTACACCAGGACTTATAATTGGGGTATAAATGTAGGAATCAGTAATATCTTGATGTGAGGTTAAAACATAATATAAATAAGCTCCATGTGGACCTGCAACAGAAAATGCTTTTGGCTTTAATCTTATTCTTTCTCTGTAACGATTATCATTTTCTCTATCTGCTCCACCACTTGTTTTTGTTATATTAGATACTGAAAGTAAATAAGGAATATCATCTACAATAGTACTAATTTCTCCTATTTCAATATCATTCCCTATTAAACCCGTTGAGAGACATTTTACCTTACCTATTGCAGTTCTTTTCCCTATTTCTAATGTTACTGTTTCGATACTCTCGAAATATAAATTTCCTTTTGCAATTTTATGTCCTTTTTCAATAACTTTTTTTTCATCAAAAATTTTAGAAAATTTATATTCAACAGTACATTCAGCCTCTCTTTCTATTATTCTATCAACATCTACTAGAGCACCTAATGCATCAAGATATTTACCTTCAGAATATTGTAATAAATTCATTCTTCCTATAAAATTCATATGATTTTTTGATAGTGATAATATATATGTTACCCAATCAATAAAATCTTCAATAGCATCTCCTGTTTGAATTTTAACTTGCATTATTTCTTCATATCCATTTTTTATTTGTTTTTTTATTTCATTAACATCTAGTTCAATGAAAGAAAAATCGTTATTCATCTTTCACCTCTCCTGTAATCTTTATTTTCATTTTTGCAATATTTTGCATTTCAATAATTTCAATATTTTTTACTTCAAATCTTTTTTCTTCTTTTTCTATTTCTTCCATACAATTGGCAATTATTTCAGCCTTTACAAGTTCAAAAGGTTTGTCTACATTATTAATATCCATTCCTTTTTCTCTTGCTAAAACCACATTTCCTTTTATTCTTGATACAATATTTTCAATATTTTGTACAATTTCTGCAGTTTTATTTTTTTTAAAAATATAGTTTTTTTCTTCTCCAAAATTTAAAAGAATTTCCATTAGTTATACTCCTTTAAACTTACCTTTATATCCATTTTAGTTACTTTACCTATTGCATTAAATGCTTTATGCTCTTCATTAAGGCTGGTAATAACATAGTTTCCTATCTTTTCTCCTCCAATTATGAGCCTTAATACTTTACCTTCTTCCATATATTTTTCCAATTTTTCTTTTTCTTTTGGAATATCAACTTTAAAAAAACGATTGAGGTGAATTGATAGTTCAATTTGCTTTAAATCTATACCATCAAATTGTAATTTAGGTTTTTCTCCAATGATTTTATGCTCAATCCATCGTACTGAAGAAGAACGAGAAAATGAATTAAAGGTTTTTGTATATAAAGAACTTGCCATAAATATAAAATTACCTAAACTTCCAATAATCAT